TCGTCAGAGAGAATATAATCGAGGATTTGAACGTGCAGTTTGGTGTCGTTTTCATAATCTTCCATGTGCATAGCTTTGTTCCCTTTGCCACTCATAGCATTTTTTACATCGGTTTCTGCGATACTTAGGGCTTCATTATATTTTTTAGAAAACACTTTAATCTGAAACCGCCCCATATCAAGGCTCTCAGTACCGTCAAGAGTACCCGTATCGAGTGAACTGATCCGATGATAGGTGATGTATGGGGGTTGAGTGTCTTGAGGAGCTACGAGCGGGTAAACACGATCACCAATCTTTGGTATGGCGGATAGCAGAGTATAAAGCCCGATTGAAATGCTCATTTTGTTGCCTCATCAAGTTTTGATTTGATCGTATCGATCACTTTGTTTAGAACATCCTCTCCCGCTTCATCGTATGCGGGTCTCATAAATGGGCGGGCCGCCATTTTTGAGGTTCCGAACTCTTGGAACCGTCCATAAAAAACACTTTTCCCTTTTCGCTTGTTTTTTGTCGGCCTGATCCGAAAAGCGATCACCCCTTTTTGCGCTCTAGATCCGCTCACTTTGATCGAGTCTCTTAGTGTCCCCTCATCGACTGGGACATAGCTTTTGGCTTTTTCTTTGATGACGTTCGCCCCCTGACGAACCGCCGCACGAATTACTTTTTTTTCGAGTTTATCGGGTAATGAATTTAGCTTTTTAATAAGCTCTTCTAACCCTTTGATCTCTCCGCTCATAAAATCTCTTTTGCGATAATAATCAGCTCTTTATTTCGCTCATCTTTATTTTGCACGTTCAAAATGTCAAAATAACGATCAACGAACTTGATCCTATGCTTAGGTGTCACACCCGCTACGAATCGACATAGTATTTGTGAGGTTGCATCGGCGAACACTTGGTTACTCATAAAACGCTCACCGCCGGTGATCGGCTTGATATCTGCCATTGTTTCATCGAGCACTGTTTCACCATCACTAAACCCGCCCGTTGCATCACGAACCTCTCCGATGGTTATAAACTGTATTCTATGTTTCAATCGTCCTGATCTCATAATGTAATCACCCGATATTTACTGATGAGATAATCGTTATACTCATTAACGATAGGGCTAACCGATACCCCGACAACGACCTCTTCACGATGCTCGAACAATGTCGCAATACGGATAAGTATCCATTGCTTGATCGGCTTTGGTACTGATGCCGCATCCGCATACCCTGCGGTAAACGTCACACGAACCGGATCGATTACATTGGCGATAGACGGATAAGAGGCATTTGGTTTTTTAACGATCACTGCCGGCTCCGAATAATAGCTCACCGAATACAGCGACGGATCGAGGAGCGCATAGCTCTCCAACCCATCAGGAATATACTCGATTTTATCGACCGAGATCAACGGCGGTTTTTTAAGCTCAAAACGCTCCGGCAGAGTATCCATCGTCATTTCATAAACAGCGCTCATAAGTTGGCGGTTGGTAATATCCTCCGCCTGAGCCGTTGCCACTTCGATTAGGAACTTGATGAGACTATCATCATCGGCGGACAATATGCTCAAATGTGCTTTCGCTTCATTGAGTGTTACCGGATACTCACTCGGAGCTGTTTTGAGTTTCAAGCCCATTGTTATTCTTCGTCTTTATTATCGTCGGATTTTCCCGCGGGAAAATCCTCAGTTTTCTTAGCTTCATCGCTTGGATCTTCTCCGATCATCGACTTTTCTACGAACGCTTCCACCTCTTCATCACTGAGAACAACCCCCTCGATCTGAGCCGCTTTTAGTGCTACCTGAGCGTAGAGCTCACGAAGCTCTGAAACGAGCGTCTCTTTTTCGAGAATTGCTGTGCTCTGCGCTAGACGCTCTGCCTCTGCATTTTTTACCGATTCAAGTTTTAAAACTGCATGATCATAGGCTTTTTTATTGGTAGGCAGAGCTTGATCAGAGTTAACCAAAGCTATGGCTTCTTTGATTGGTAGATCAATAATTTCACCGGGAGAATAACTGCCATCGTCACCGGATCGCCCGGTGAGCAGTTTTAGCTTAATGGTATCCATAATTTACCCTTTACGCCGTAGCCATTTTGAGCACTTTTACCGCTTCAGGAAGCACCAGTTTACCGTCAACACGCTTATCGATACGGAAACCTACATGTCCGGTAGTAGCATAAAGCTCATCCATACGTTTCATCGACATCGCTTTACGGTCTTTGATGAAGTAGTAGCTCATATCTCCAAATGAGATAGGTGTTGCACCAGCCGCGATATCGGGCATATTTTTATTTAACACAATTGGGCGACCGAGCAATGTTGTCGGAGCACCGTTAAGCCCTTTTGTTACAAGATAATCCCCGTTGCTGTCTTTGAGTTTCATCAATTTTACGAGTGTGTTACGATTCATTTTCCATGTCGCATCAGCCGCATAATCTTCATCGAGTGATCCCCAAAGGTCGATAATTTCATCTGCTGTAAACGCTGTGGTTGAAGCAGCTGTTTTACCGATTTGAGCATCTACCAAAAATCCGGTTGGTTTACCTACTCCATCTCCGATAACAAATGCTAGTTCTTCGGCTTTCGTCGTAGATTTTGTAAATTTCATAGCGATATAGGCTTCGATGCTTGAAAAACTGTCTTGAAGCAACTCTTCAGTGACTTTGATGATACGTCCAGTTTTGTACGCTTTCATAATCACTTGTCCGATAGTAGGATCAGACTCAGGGTATACACCAGCTTCGTCAATCCATCCATTCGCACCATCATCGCCCTCTACCGGAATATTCTCAGTTGAAGTGGAGATACTAACTGTCCCAAGAGCACGCATAGGAGATTTTTCGCCGAGTTTAGTGATGATCGTTTCAGCAAATGTTGTTGGTACCAAATACCCCCCCTTATCTGCTGTCCCCTCATTAAGAGCACGTGTTTCAGCTTCGGTAAGCGGTTTACGGCTTTGCCCTTTCCAAAATGCAGCACGATAGGTTTCATTTTTTTCTTCACCCTCTGCCTGTGTACCCGATGGAGTACCACCGACCAACGGAGCACGTTGTTCTGATTTTAGATAGGATTCGCGTTTTTCAGCTTTTTCAGCGCGAGAAACCGCATCAGCGATTTGAACTTGTGTTTGATCAAACTGTGCGTCAAGTTCGTCATATTCTTTTGCCTGAGCTTCGCTAAGTCCATTTGGATTAGCTGCCAACATGGAGCGCATTTTACCGTCGAGTTCTGCCAAAAAGGCACGTAGTTGTACAAGATTCATAGGATAATCCCCTTTGTTTTTAGATTGAGTTTTCTACGGAGTACATCCGTATCCAAAAGCGTTTCCGCTTCACCGCGTTTCCCACCGAATGAACGTCCGATAGTCGCTCCTCGGTCAAACCCCTTCCAAACCGCAGAGAGCTCGACAATCGTGTAATCGGTTACGAGTACATGGGTCGGTTCTCCTTGGCGTGAAGTGATGATGACATCGTTGACGATATACCCGATACTCACATCAGTTAGCACTCTGTCCTGATATTTTTGGAATACCTTTAGAGCATCTTCATCGCTTCCGAAATAAACATCAGATTTTGCCTCACCGTCTTCGATGCGCTTATTATCGATACGACCGATAGCGTTATCAACGCTTGGGCAGTGATCTTTGAAAAACGTATTCAGCTCATCGAGATTTGCACCGTTGACATCGAGCTCTTCGATATAGATTTCATCTTCCCACCAGTCATATCGCTCTCCGGCATTGTTTCGACTGATGAGGATAAACGGAACCATCCGATTCTCAACATCAATCTCCACTGGTTCAGCCCTGACTTTAGGGCACACACCCAACCCGCATGAACGATGAACGACACCGATCTCATTCATACGGGCAATAATCTCCGCCTTACTTCGTGGTGGTGGCATTTTCACCCTCCTTTGTCATATTGAGTGGATAGAGCGGATCGTCTAACCCGTCTATCGGGTTAAGATCTTCCATCTCTCTCGCCTCATTTCTTGTCATCCAACCATCTTTTATCCCTGATCCGTATGCTGTATAACGGGATGAAGTATCACCGCGTAAGAGTGCGGCGAGGTTGAACTTCACGTAATAACTCTTTTTCTCACCATCAGAGAGAAGTTTTCTGCGGCACTCTTGCTCGATGTTTACCACCCACGGACGGATAGCATCGGTAACGAACTGGATGGATTGGTGTTCGATGTTGGAAAAAGTCGCGTTTGTCATCTCATTGATCATATGCGGTGGGATACGAAACACCGAGGCGATATCGGATTTCGTAAATTTTCGGCTCTCTAAATACTGGCCGTCACGATTTGAGATCGTAATCGGGGTAAATTTAAAACCATCTTCGAGGATCAGCGGTTTCCCTGCATTCATTAAACCCTGATAGTTTTCCTTAAAGCTATCCTTAAATCTAGTGAATGCAGTATCGCTCATAGATTTAACGCCCTCACCCGACACGACACCGCTAGGTGTTGCACCGTTTTTAAACAACGTCCCCCCGAACTCCTCCATAGCGATAGAGGCTCCGATGGTGTGTCGGTTATACTCGATAGGGCTCATCCCGATCAAACCGTCCATCGTCATACCCAAGATATGGAGCACTTCATTCGGATAAAGCGGTACCGTTCCTAATTTATCATGCTGATAGAGATAGCGAAGTTCCCCAGACTCGATACGGACAATACTCATTTTCTCAGGAAACAACGGATAAATACCGATCACTTTGCCGGCATTGTTTCGGACGATCTGAGAGTAATGATTTCCGCGTAATGCCAAATGCACCATCACCACCACACGCCAAGTGTAGGATGTCATTTCACTATTTGGTTCATCGTGTAAAATTGAGTAAAGAGTATGGTCAAATGCTTTATTGTTTAAAACTTTTCCGTTTGAAGTTTCGCGTTTATAGACTGAAAACGGTAGTGATGCTATCGACTGAGATAGAATATTGACACAATCATACACGGCCGTATGAGCAAGAGCACGCTCACTGGTTACACTGATACCCGATGAGGATACATTCCCGCCGAACATATCCAAAAGCCAACGGCTTGGAGATGATAGCGTCGAAGTTTCGCGATGAGCAAATAGTGAGATAAGACTCATTTAGACCCCTCACTGAGATGATCCCATAAAGCCCATACCATCAAAAGCGTGTGAACGATAAATGCCATACCAAATACCTTTGAAGCACTCATCGAAGCCACGAGCCAAATACCTAAAGCCATCCCCATAATGAGAATCATCGCAACAATGTAAACGATAAAGAGACCTCTGATATTTTCCATATCGCTATTTTAGGTATATGAAACAATCATCCCTAAAAAAGTTACACGCTGTAACTTTTTACACACTTCGCATCCCTCTCGTCTCATAAACACTTACCGCAGGAGGCTCGAAAGTGATTGCACGGGCGTAAGTGTTGATCGTCGAGGCACATCCGTCGATTTTACGGGTTGGGTGTTTTTTATCGGGCTTTATATTCCCAGCTGGATCTTTTAAAACAGTTAGATTCGATACCATCCAGTTCATTACCGGATTATCATCATGAGTAACTGCCCTATTTTTGATATCATCTTTAAAATTCGATGTCGGTTCCGAAATCGTTAAAAAACCCTGTCGAATCTGCACACACCCCTCGAAACCAGTATTTTTTTCGATATTTGAGACTAAAGTAGCCGCACGATATGGGTCATAACAGATCTCATTCACTCCATCTTGCTCGATATCGTTGATAATATCACGCTCGATGTACTCTAAATCAATAGTTATTCCTGGTGTTGCTGTAATATATCCTTTTAAAACCCATGCAGAAAGTGGTACCCTTAGCTCTTTTTCACGCTCTTGTATAGTGTCTTTTGGGATATAGAAGTGTGTTTTAATGTGCTTTTTCCCATTTGGTAGGAGATATGTAGTAGTTTTTGACGTAAAATCATCCGAACGACTTAGGTCAACCCCCAAAAGTATCCCATACGCTTCACTCACGTCAACTTCAGGTTCAGCACATGATTTCCATTGCTCAAAAGAAATAAAATTTTCAGCCGCATTTACCCATCGGTTCAGCTCTTTAACAAGGAAGTTATTCAGCGCACTCGGTTTGTTTTGCGCAAGATTAGCCATTTTTCTCATATGGTCATATGTTTTAGATATTCCCAAGTTTGGATTCGCTTTGTACCATACACCCTCATCGAATGGATCGTCATCTTTGTCCAACTCTGCTATAAATGCAAAGTACCCATCATCTTCTAATACCCCGTCCATAACTTTTTTAGCGTACTCGTATTCGTCATATCCGGGAGATGATATATTAAACCCTGCGGTAGTTATGTAGAACATCATCGGCTGCACTCTCGCACCCTGAGAAGACTGTACAACTTCGATCATCGATCGGTCAGGGTGAGCATGTATCTCATCCCCAATACCGAATCCAATATTAAGCCCATCTTCTGTTTTACTTTCACGCCCCAATGGTTTGAT